GGTATTTTCGAACTCGTATGTAGGCATTAATTAATATTCCCAGCTTTCATAAGTTTATTTATTAACTACCGGTTACCATGTGATAAATTTCTTTCCAATTTTTTACTTTTGGAATCGAATCATTTTGGTAGTCGGCGTTAAATAAATGTTCTATTAGAACTGATCTTAAGCCTAAATCATATCCGCATTCGGCATTAAGTGGTTTATCTTCAACCCAGATACACCCACTATCTTTATAAGGTAGTAAGCCATCATCTTTATCAGCTCCACAATCTAAACATACAATCTTTTCAAATACTGCAGGTCCAAATAGTTTTTCTAAATTTTGTTGTCTTAGTTTACCGGCATAGTAATCAGTACTGAGACTAGTAATACAATGAAAAATATAGCCTTCGTCGTGTAGTCTTTTAACATACTTAATTGCGTCCCTTAAACCAGGTAAGAATCCAATCCTTGCAGATTCGTTGAATTGTCTTACCAATTTTCTACTTTCATCTTTGGATATTCCAAAGGTTTCTGCTACATCGTAAACACCTTCTGTTTCGACTTCGTAGCCATTTTCTGACATCCATTTATAAAATGCGTATTTCCAATCTAGTAGTACGCCATCGCAATCTACTAGTATTAATTTATCTGTTCTATGATCCATAATTTATCCTTTTCCTATTCATTATTTGATATTATATCACATTTTGAATGGTTTGTCAACCCCTTATTTAAAATAGCTCTCAATGTCCCACGTAGGTACATACTGGGCAACCAGGGGTTCTGTAGTCCACTTAATTTCTCTGTTATAGGGTTTATAAAGGTCACCAGAAAAGTAATCCTCGGTACACACAAGTTCTCCTGGAACCCTTTTGTACATCTCACCCATTGCTTCATAATTATCAGTTAATTGCTTTACAAGCCATTTTGTTTCAACTTGAGTTTTACTTTCAGTAAAATCATGATGATTTGGATCAATTGTATTCTTATATGTTGGACCTGGGGCTAAGGTACCACGATGAAGTTGGTGCATACGTCGAGTATATGGATCGCCCAAACCGTCGTTCTGATCTATCGCTACATTAGTAACAAATCCTGTTTTATCAAAAGAACCTGATTGTCTAACTTCCATCCAACTCTTTATCTGTGCCATAAAATCTTTACGATAAAGGTAGTAAACTTTATCAGCATGTTTTAAAACTTGCTCAAGTTGATATAAGTCTACGTCTCTAGTATTTTGAAAATGAGATGGCATGATTTTATAACATGCTTCTGCACCATCACGTAGTTGCTGAAATATATTCCAACGACTTAAAAAGAATCCCTTGTGTGCAGGTTTTCCCCAATTATCAAAAATATATTTGTTTCCATTAGGAAGTGCACCAATATGGTGTGGTCGTTCATGAGAAAACAACTCACCCTTGTAAGGTAAGTTATATTCCTCAGATTTCATTAAAGTAAAGGTTGTACTAGCAGTCCTAAAATTTGTTAAGACAACAACGTTACGTTTCATACTTATCTTTCAGCCTTTGGCGCTGCTTCATTTTCTTACGTTTGTTTTTACGCTTTTCGTCTAAGCGTGCTTGTTTTTTATAGTCTGTTCCAAACTCGGAACCATCGCGATTGGATTCGCGAAAATCCTTATATCGCTTAGCCATAGCATGTTTCCTTCTATCGCATGTCCATCGGAGTTGTAAATAAGTCTGGGTAAGCTTCTTCTAAGGTAGCTTTTGTTAGACCTTTTACTTTGGTGTGAGAAAGCATATTGTGAGCGATCAACTTAGCGTCGTCGTTATCAATATCTTCTAAAAGCTTAATGAATAATGCTTCACGTTTAACTGGTTTCATATCATCATAACCACCACCTTCAATGAAGATCTTCATACGTCTAGCTTCTCTATAAAGCATAGTCTTAGCTTCATCTTCCAATTGGTTTGTTTTCCAAGGTGGAGCGGTTTCAGGTAATAAGAAAACTATTTTCTCATCGTAGATTAAACGTAATATATTACGAAAAGGAACATTTTCATTTTCACGAAGCCATGCTACCTTTTGTGCTTTTGTTTTCTTTTTTGAAAGTTCAGATAGAACTTCCGACATAGATAATCTAATTGCCATTTTAAAAATCCTGTATATCTGTAATCAAGTTTTTCAACTTTTTCTTAACAAAGAAATTAAAGAGATGTTCACGACCAATTCCTTTGTCTTTATTATATTGCTCAAGAATCTGATCTTTAAATTCTTGAGGTACCAAGCTCAGGTCAATCATTTGCTTGTTTCTGTTTAAACGCAGTTTTGTTTCTTCGTCCATTGTTTCGGGCTCAGTTAAAAACTGTGTAATTCTTTTCTTAGTCATTGGTCTTTGTCTTTCACCAATGGCCAAGCAATTATCAGCACTTAATATATTAGGAATGCCATCTCCAACATCGCCTCTTAATATGTGCTCTTCTAAGTATTTATCTGGGTTGTCATGTCTTACCCATCGCTTCATAACTGGATTGTATTGATCTACATTCGCATACGATTGTAATTGAATGAAGTCTTTATCTCCAGATAGAATCAATATTCTTTCGGAACCTGTATTCATTAATGTGCCATTCTCATGTACAAGAGTAGCAATAATGTCATCAGCTTCACATCGTTCAACGTTAACAACTTTGTATGGAAAGAATTCTTCAATCTCTTGTCTGATACGATGTATCACATCAAAGAGTTTATTCCAATCCATTTCAGAAGCATCACGTCCTTTTTTACGGTTCGCTTTATAGTAAGGAAAGTAATCTCGCCTCCAAACATCTTTGTTATCACAGCATAGTACGATTTCACCATACTCGCCATGAAACTTTTTACGATTGAACCTTATTGAATTTAAGAACATATGACGAAGTAAATTTTCGTCAGGTTCTACGTTGTGATGATTGCCAATACTCGCGAAGAGTGAAGCCAACATCACTTGGTTGTAGTCAACTAATATCATAATTTTACCATAATTTAATTTAAGTGAAGTATATTATATCACAAGTCGTCGTCGTTGTCAACCCCTAATTCAGTTTCCAACGTCGTTTTGAGGCCACCTATTGCTGTTTGGCCATCTGATTCTAATATAGCTACATTCTGCTGAGCAAATTCTTGTAGAGGATGTTCAGCACCGAGCGTCTGTAAATGTAAAGCTTTGATAGCTTCAAATATCAAAATCATATTTGGAAAATACTTATTGATATCTGAATCAAAATCACAGTTCGCTCGAGCCATTTCTGATAGAACATTTTCCCATATAATCTCAGATAAATCATTAGCGTAAGATTCTTTATACATCTGAAGATTATTCTTAACTTCTTCAGCCGACATTGGTGGGTCGGAAATGAATCTGGGAAATTGTACTACGTTATTGGGTTTGTCCGCCACTTGTTATGTTCCTTAATAATGTGTTCCACATGACTTGAAACGATAGGGTATTATTCCTTGCTAAATTAAAGCGATCGCTATAAGTAAATCCGTGGAAGTATTTTGGATCCTGTTGCATACTTGCAAGGACCTGTCTTGTGACTGCAAAGGCGTAATTTGCATGAGCTTGTGTATTCTCTGTCCAATCATACATGATAGTAGCATTCTGTGCAGTTTCAGGTAATGCGCCATAGTTTGGATGGATACAAATTACTTGGCTCTTGATAGCTTCGATTAAAGCGATACAAGAAGTTTCTTTCCAAATATTTGGATATAAGAAAATATGTGATTTATCAAGTGCTTCTACCACTTCTTCATTAGTTTTTACACCGTGATAAGTCATGTTAGGATGTGCTTCGATTGTTTTAAATAAACCACTATAAGCTTCATCACGTTGTGGCCAACCATAAATCTCAAAACTTGAATAAACATCTAAATGGATATTATCAAATTGTTTAGATAGAGCATCAAAGATTGGTACCAATAATTCTAACCCACGATGTGGTGTTGTGTGATAAATGAAACGTATTGTTTCCATATCCTTTTCTTTTGGATCATATTGTTTCTCTACTGCGTTATGGATCACACTACATCTTGAGTATGGAATACCAAATCTCATAATATATTGATCTCTCTGCCATGCAGATACAAATACAAACCAATCAAACTTTTCCCAGCCGCCATCTTTAAGAATTTTATTCTCTGGATCTTCTGCAAGATCATGACACCAAAGGATATTTGGAACATCATCATACATTTCTCGAGGACGAGATAGATGTACAGCTACTTTATCTTGTAAATCTTTTTCTACCAAATCGACGAAACGTTGTCTCATCATTTCAGTACCACCTTTACTATTGGTGGATTGTTCGGAGTTAATTACTTCTCCTTTATACACGCAACTCATTTTCTGCTTTCTCCAATTTTTCATTTACAGACTTCTTTAGACTGTCTGCATAATTTCTCAAAGTATTAATAGTTGTGTGAATATGACCAGTTGCTGTTGGTCTCAATTGCTTTTCTAAATCAGAAATCACAATTTGTACTGCACACAGTTTTTCTAAATCATTCATAATTTGCTTCTCCTAAAATCACATCGAGCGATTTATTCGCTCCTTTCTTTTCCCACCAATCTTTTAAAAATTCGTAAGAGTAAATAGCACTCTGTGCTTGTTGGTTATAATAATATATATTCTTCGAACGAAAATCCGACACGTTCTGATTAAACAACGGAAACGAATATACTTTACCAAAACCGTGCATTACATTATTTTCAAATGATGGTGGCGCGCCTAATGGCATCTTATAATGAATACGTCCATTTTCAAAATAATAGTCAATTATTTTCTTAGCGTATTCTCTTTTGAGTGCATAACACTGTAATCCATGATCCCATAACTGTCTACGACGAATTACCATTGGTGGATATTCGGTCTGCTGATCGTATGGGTATTCAAAAACATTACAGAGATGCAATGCACCCCAGTCATCTTGTACACCTTCTATAAATTCAGAAAGTGTAAAGTTCCAATGTTCTACTGTTTGGAAATCTACATCATCTTCAAAGAATAATCCATACTCTTCATCAGTAGATTCGTACCAATTTTTTATCGTAAGTAGATGAGATGACGTGACACCTTTAGTACATTGTTCTAATAACTGTGGGTCGCCAATAATTTCTATAGAGTTTTCGTTGTACCTTTCGTATATGTGAAAGTTAATATCAGAAACTTCGAGCTTAGTAAACTCTGCTTCTGTATATGCTTTACGATCGGGACACTCTTTAAGATTGATTATGTTCGGTGTCGGAATGTTCTGTAATTTGCTCAAGGTTAAAATCTTCTTTCAAATCATTGTAAATATCAGTAAGAGCGCTTTGGAAGTTTCTTACTGAACCATTATTGTGTACTCTATACGTTTTAACGTTTATCTCTTCTTTCAGTACATAAGCATTATCAATTTCTGTTTCAAAACCGATAGCAATTTCTTTTATTAAATTACCATTAAAATATTTTCTTGAGTCTGAAGAATAATCATGTCCTTCACGAGTCAATNNATTGTACTATAATGATATTCTCAGCACCGACCGTTTCAATCAAAGGTTCGAGCTCTTCTACAAAGCCACCATCTGCAATAGCATAGTGTTTTCCTTCTTCAATTTCTTCAGCAACCATTTTACCGAAATAATCTAAACCTTCTTTTGGCTTAATGATATCTTCAGATACATGTATCATAGCTTCTCTACGAGACATCATATTGAGAGCAATTTCTTGTCTCTCTTTTAAATTTCTGTTATGGTAGCCTTCCATAAACCATCTTTCATCAACATCAAAATGCTTGATCGTTTCTTTAAACAATTGATATTTGAAAGATAAATTACCAAAGCCAAAGTTCTCTTTATACAAAGAGGCAGCTTCGTCTTTACCACTTGCTGGTGGTCCGTTAAATATTACTATCATTTTCTTTTCCGTTAAAAAATCCAAATTTTGCGATATAATAAGCATCAACAATATCTGATATTGGATTATATCCTTTTATTATATCAAGTTTTTCGCGAATGTCAACCCCTGTTTCTTCTTTATAGGCTTCTAACATCAAATCCTTATTCGCGTTTCCTTTACCCGTTGCAAACTTTTTAATTTCTGTAGGAGCAGGTACTGTATACTCTATTCCTTTTTTCCATAATTTGTATTTTAAGAGTCCTGCGTTTTCTGCAATTTGGAAGACTCTTCCGACTGCTCCAAAGGCATATCCTTCAATAGCAACTCTACTACATCCGGCGGCAGATATCCAGTGTAAACTCCACTCGGCCAGATTATTGAAGCGCTCACAGTCTTCGCTCCATTCTGGATAAACTGTGCAATTGTAGTTTTCAGCTTCTCTAATTTTTTTCTCATTTGGTACCATATAATAAAATTTGCAATTTGAGTAACTCCACTCTTCTCCAGAATGAACACAAACTGCAGGTGATGTTAAACTGTAATCTACTCCTGCAACGACCATAATAAACCTCTCATAAAAGGATTATTTATTCATTCTTGTCTGTAAAAAATATGAGAACCTATTGTACCTACTTGTTGCAGTGTCGGAGCCCAATATGGATCAATATAATTTGCATGGTAATGAGTAGCGCCTTCAGTTAATCCTCTGTACTGATTTAATTTTAAGATCTGATAAGCTACCATCAAACTATCTCTCCAAGCATCGCCATCATTGGGCTCATCTTTTCTTCCGTCACAATACCAACTAAATTGGCATTGATCTCTTATAGGAACTTCTTTACCTTGTTCTAACCACCATTCTGATAACTTTGCTTGTTTAACAACACCGCAAACAGTATTTGGATATCTATTATCGTCAACTCTATTTAAAACAACATCAGCAACAGCAAATTTACCTGCTAAGTTTTCTGATCGGCTCTCGTGATAAATGTTTAGAGCCATACAATATTCATCTTCTGAAATTACATATTCAGTTTCAATAGCTCCGAGTTCAGTAGTTATTGATAATAAAACTAATGCTGCAATAAACAGCAGCGGTATAGTGTTTTTCTTCATAATTTTTCGCCTGGCTCAAACCCGCGGAATGTTTTAAATCTTGGAAATCTTAGTGAGTGACTTCCATCTTGATTTTGTGAAATATGATCAGCTCTTACTTCTACTAACTGACCAATAACTGCATCAACGTCACTCCAAATGTTATCCCTATCAGCGTCACTTAAACCTGATCCAACGTTAACTTTAATAAAGACACCTTCGTCTGTACCCTCGCAAACTAATGCTCCTGTACTTTCTTTATTTTTTCCAGTTCCTTCTTCAACAGCTACACATGTTAATGTAAGCTCTATAAAGGGTTTGATTTTAAACCAACCTTTTGATCTCTTGCACTCATAGATTCCTTGTACTGGTTTAATCATTAAACCTTCGTAACCGTTATCCAATGCAACTTTATTCATTTGCTTGAAGCGATCAGTCTCAGTATCAATATTCATTTGCTCATAAGCAACGACTCTAATACAATCTTCAAAACCGTTCATTTCATCAAGAGCATTAATCCATTCTTTTCTTTCAATAACCGTATTTAAGCTTTTACCTAATTGAAACTCTTCCAATGTTAAAATATCAAATAGAGCAAGGTAAGCATCTTCTGTTTGTGCTCCACTCTTACGATGTACTTGTTTCATTAACGATTGAAAGTCTTCGCTCATTACTTCACCATCGAATACTTTATTATTGAATCTTGGGTGACTCAAAGCTTTTTCGATGTGTGGGAAATTGGAAAGTACTTTACCATTACGAGAGTAAATAGTAGCTACGTTGTCTTTAACAATTGTGATAGCTCTTACACCATCATATTTGTATTCAACAAGACATTCGCCTTTCATATGTTTGTTATTTTCACCATTGGTCGCCAACATACAATTAAAAGATGGAATAGTCATTCCACATTTTTCAAAGGTTGCACGAGAAGTACCACATTTAAAATCCTTTAATAAGATTCTACGATACCAAAAGTTCCAAGCATCTTCATTACAATTATCCATTGCATGTTGAATAGCATCACGAGCAGCATTACCTGTTAATTCACGATTTGCTAATTGGTTTGCTAGTAACTCAAAATCTTCCCATTCAAACCAAGGGCCTTCAGTGGTAAATTTTTTCTGTGGGATAGTGCTCGAAACACCAAACGTGATAAATGGATTAAGTGCCATAGTGACACCATCTTGGAAATTTTCAACATCTAAACTTTCAGTGACTGTTGCTTCTTTAAAGAGTCGTGAGTTATCTGATTCTAGTTTCTGTATTACTTCCCAAGGCTTCATATCGTTCTCCATCATTTAAGTTTATATTATAACACATTTGAAATCATTTGTCAACCCTTAAATATTTCGATTAAACGTTCGATTTTATTCGGTAAGTCAATATCTGGTATTGGATCAGCTCCCCAATGAAGAAGTGCTTGTCTTTGTTTACGACGGATATTTACATCTCCACGACCATTCTTTCGAACTGCACCAGATGTTCGAGCTACGAAAGATCTTTGTCTATTAATTTGCCAAACGTCAAGAGCTGGGATTCTACGACCGTGCCAATATCTTGTATACCATTGAAACCAGCCAAGAGGATCTTCTTCAGTAATCCAACCATTTGCTATCCAAACATCCATAGATTGAGATGCTTTTTCCATAAAGAGATTTTGTTCTGAAACATTTACTTCAAGTTCAAAATCAGAATAATCTCCTTTGAAATAATTACCATCAAAAACACCAAGCTCTAGCATTTGATATGGATTTAAGAAAGCTCTAAATTCAGTCGTCACTTTTATTCCCTTCAATTTCATCTTTCAATACGTCGAGAGCTTTCTCGAGGTCTTTAAGATGAGGATATCTAGTATACGCTGGATGCGCATACTTTCCCATTACATCTGCTGCATCATCTGCAGCTGATGGTAATTCTTCTTTTTTTCCAAAAATTTTATCCCAGTTATCGGCATAAGCTTTCTCGTCTGATTTTCTTCTTTGAGAACCTTTGCCTCCATGCCATTGCTTACTCATAACGTTCCTAATTTACTCATCGCTTGATGAATTCTATCTACGTCTGGGTCATTTAAGTGCCCATAAATTCCAACATCGCCTGACCAAGAGTATTCACTCATAAAGTCAAGTGGTGGTTCTACAAAATCTTGTGTATCTCTATCCATAAAGGCAACTTCCCATAGGCCTTTTCTCCACCCATAAGAACCTGTAAATTTTACAACTGACACAATGTAATCATCATAGTCAAATTGCATTCGCACTCCGTCGTGCCATTTTTGTTTTTCTGGCCATTTAGGCATTATCCTCTCCTCATTCGAGCAATATCAGTTGCTTCTTGTTCATTAATAACAGGTACTGCGTTTGATTTGTGCATTGTTGCAATACCTTTTACAAGAGTACCAGTATATTTCATACGCTCTTTCATTGTACCACGACCATCAGATGCTGTTAAAGGTGCTGATGGATATTTCTCACGGTGATCGTCTCGTCTCCATGATGTCTCAGGTACGTATTTCTTAAATTCAGTTTTGATTTTAACTTTGCCAAAACAATAGTCAAGGTAATCTGTAAATTGTTCGTATCTCAGATCGTGTAAACCTTTTTGCTTCATTGTTTTATTGTGTTTACGCCACTCAACTTCAAGCTCCTGTAAACGAGCTTTGGTAATTTTAGTCTTATAACGTTTTGTTTGGATGGTTGATAAACCACGTGCTAATGCCATAATAAAAACTCCGTCAAATAAAAGTGGTCAGTAGTCGGTACTTCGGCGTTTCGTCCACACACAGTATGTCGGTGCTTCAGGAGTTGCTCCCGTACTCAGTAGGCGTCGTGGGTCCTAAATGGTAGAGCTATTAACTCCGTGATTCCATCTCGCCGTCATGCTTTAATCCTACCGACCTTAAACTATTATATCAAATTTGGATTGGTTTGTCAACCCCTATTTGTAATGTCTTTGTCCTCTCGCATTGAATGCTCTAGATTCTTGTGCCAATTTCTTAAGATGTCTTTTACGACCTTCAGCAGCTTTACGCTTTCTTTTTGCTGTTGGTTTTTCATAAAATTCTCTTTCTCTTACTTCCTTTATGATCCCAGCTTTTTCAATCTGTTTTCTAAATTTTCTAAGAGCAATATCAAAAGGCATATCTCTCTGCGGTCTTCTATCTTTAGGGTGTCTAGGCCCTGGTCTCAAATCAACGGTTCTACCGTTAAATTTGTTTGTTTTATTATTATATCTCATAAGTGTTATTATATCAAATAAAAAGGGCTTTGTCAACCCTTTTGTTCATTATTTATCATATTTTTTTGAAAAGTACGATCGTAGTAAGAATATACGAGTGTATGCAACGACCGTCATCACTGCTGTGACTAATGTACCCAAAATAACTGGGTCTGTGATTCCAAATTTTTCTATATACATCCAAAGTAAGAACAAATTAAGAGGATAGTTTACTGCTAATCCTGTTGCTATTTGAGTTGCTGTTTCTTTGTGTATTCTCTTAGTTTTTTGTTTCAATCTAATTCCTTCCTTTTAATTGGAACGCCGTGTTCAGAATATCCGATAATTTCTTCACCGTCACGTAAGTAAGGGTAATAGATTAAAGCGAATATACCTAATAGAATAAACACAATTAAAAAATAAGTAAAGAATTGTTTCATAACATTGATGCTAAGAGTTTAAAGCACGTATTGGAAAACGCGCCTTCAGTCCATAAAATAAGCATTCCGAGAACTATGATACCGGTTAAACACCAGATCAATTCTCGGAACATTTGTATCAGTTGGTTTTTCATAATATAAAATTTGGGGCGGTGGATTGTGTTAACGTAATTCGTTAAGTAGTGTAGAATTGTTAATCGTGATCCTGCCGCTACCCCGAGCTCTGTGGCCCCTATTGTTTTTAAACTTAAAAATCGTAGGTACGTCTCTCGGCCTTATGTAGTAATCGTTAATCCCAGTGCTTCAGGTAGGGTTCGATACCTACTATCTGTCGTCAAAGGGAATAGAGCCTCGACTGCCGTCTTGTGTCAACCAGTTACCTTGCGGGAAGTTGGTTCTCTCTCTTTCCTACTGCGCCCCTTCTCTAGATTATTGTACTTCATCTTGTGTTTCCGCACTAGTTTGGGGACTTCTGTATCGAGCGTTTCTTCATACACGGAGACGCTTTCATACCCACTATATTGATTTGTTCTGTCCCGTATAATTACGTACTTTCCAGTACTGGCCCTCTCATTACTCTGCCCGAATATATCTGTTACGATTGGATATACTCAACAGTTTCAGCTGCCAGTCGGGATGTCCACCTGTATATTTGAGCCTTCGGATTGATAAGATCGTCTATTCGACTCAGGTTCTCCATTCACCGATTGTCTCTGTCGGTGGGGTGTTTCCCTCAATATATGTATATTATATCACAGTCAGAAGGGTTTGTCAACCCCTAAACTGAAAATAATTAAACTTTTTTTACTTTGGTAATACAGGTACTGGAACCTTTCTTTTAACTAATTCATTGCGTAGTTTATTACGTAGCTTTGGCATAGTATTACGAGCTTCATATAACTTTACCAACTCTTCAGTTGATGTGCATTTCATATAGAAATGTTGTACATGAGTTTTACCTGTGTTTCTGTCTTTAACAGTTTGTGATGGTTTGATTTTCATCGGCATAATATATTCTCCAAATAATTTACTTTTTACGCTTTTCCATATAAGCGACCCACTTGTCATAGTCTGCTTGTTTTACTACACCTTCTGATAATAGCTTTTGTCTATTCTTTAAATGTGCTGCTTGAGTATCATCTTTACTTCCACCAGTATATGGAACACAATGACCTTCTTTAGCCATAATATCTGTAGCCATACACCAACGATCTTCTTTACCATAATAAACACTAAAGTCGCCTAGTATTCTACCAAATTTACCTTTGGCATCTTCACCACCTCGGCCTTTAAATGTTTTTAAAACTACATCTTTTTTGAGAATTTCTTTGAGTGCTTTTTTCGCCGCGAGTCCAAATAGTTTTTCCACTTTGTCTCGAGTTCGGGACTCTGGTGTATCAATTCCCATAATACGAACACGCTCGTTCCTAAGCCAAATACCAAAACCCAAGTCAATATCGACATCTACAGTATCTCCATCTACTACTTTAAGTAGCTTTGCTTTATATTCATACATAACATGTATCTCCTTAATTAGAGATTATTTATATTAGTAATCATATCTTTTTTCTCTTAGGTAATTAAGTAAATTTGTATAGTCACCAATATACTTGTCATTTACAAATATCAAAGGTATTTTTGTTATATCAGCTTCTGAAGCGATCGCTTCTAAATAATACTTACGAATACTAATGTCAAAAGATTCGTAGTGCTCTCCGTATTGTCTACAGATTCTTCGTGCACTATCGCATATTCCACAGGACCGTGTCCCGTAGATTTTAACCACGCGGTTTGACTTTCCAACTATTAATAAACTTGAGTTTTCTTTCTCTATCCCACTCAGTTTTTAATTCTGGGTTGTCCCTATCAAAACGTTTAATCACTTCTTCAGCAGATAGGATATCAACATCAACGATATTTTCTCCTAACCACTTTTGTGAAAACTCTTCGACTTCTTCTGTGGTCACACAATCTTGAGCCCACTCAAGCGCGAGGTTATCTGTTAGTTTTACTTCAGGATTAGTTTCCTGCAATCCTTCCATTGGTATCATATAGGTTTGTCGAAACATCGACACACACTCCACCTTAACATATTTTGTCATAATTAAATCCAATAAATTAAATAAACATCAACGCAATTAAAAATCCAATATTAAATCCTATAGAACACGTGAAAAGAAAGTCTTTAGTAAAACTCTTTTCTTCGAATTCATATATTTTAATCTTAGTCTTGCTCCATGCTCCAAGTCTTACTGACTTTTCTTGCTACTTCAATCTCAGATGTTTCCTGAGATTCCCTACCATTTGTGTATGGCTTTTTATTTTCGTCTGTACCTTTGATAAGAACTCTTGAAGCATGAGGTGCTCCAAACTCTCTTTCGTATACAGTTTGCCCACGGTCTGGGCTTTCATAAATCTTAGTCATTCCCACATTGCCTTTTTAAATAAATTGTTGTAGAGAGGTCTGGGAAAGGTTTTTGTACTTTCGACATACGCCTCATTCTCAATTTGTTTATCGTAGTGTGCCTTAAGTTTATCGTAGGCACTCCTTATTTGTACTGGCATGACACCACCTGATTGAATTACCCATTCCACTTCATTAGCAAGTGCTCTAGATAATCTTACTTCTTCGATGCTGCCTCTGTCCATTACTTCAAAATCGCTCATAATATTCTCCTAGTTTTACTGGTTTATATATTATAACACAGTTTTAGGTTTTTGTCAACTACTTAATTGTAAAAAGAAATTAATAAGAGCCATCGACCCTAACATAAATCCTAATACAAGTACCTGTATGACTGAAGCATAGGCAGCTTGTCGTATGGGATGTATTTCTGCTAATTTCTCTACTATAGATTCATCAGGCGATAAGTTGACTACCTGAAGAACCTTTTCTTCTGTTGTTTTTTTACTCATTTTTTATTCCATAATCCATCCAGAAGATTTTCAACTTCTGGGTATTCGTCCATACAATCTACTATCATGTCAATTTCATCTAAGCGATCAAGCTCTTCTGCTAATTGGGCCAGATAATGTTCTTGGTGTAACCTACGCACAAAGGCATTTATTCTCATCCATCTGTGGTAGTCATGTTCCGAATATTCGTCACTCATTACTTAAATAATCCTATTTTCTCCCCGGCTGCTTTGCGCCTATCGTATTCTTCTGGTGTGGAAGGATATCTCCAGCCCCAAAACGCGCCGAATGCCATAAATGTACCTGAATAAGCTACTGCTTTCCAGTTCCCTGTAAACACGATCATTAAGATTAAGGCTAATGCCATAAACCCTAACATTGCGTATTTGGCTTTTAATGGGAATACTTTCTTTGTTTCCCAATTGGTTAAGAATGGACCAAATAGCTTGTGGTTATATAACCAAGTGTGCATTCTATCAGAGCTCTTCGCGAAGCAATAAGCTGCGAATACTGCTGGAATACTAAATGGTATTCCTGGCATTACAACTCCAATATAAGCAACAGTCAATGCTAAAAATCCTAGTATTAACCATCCAATTTTTTTAATATTCATATTTTTCGTCTCGTTACCGCAGATCTGAGACCACTATTTTCACTGCGCTTTTCTTCAATTTCCATATTCATTATTTGTTTTTCATCAACAAGAGGTTTAGCAGGTGTTTCTCGTTCACGTTTAAATGCAGCTGTAGATACAATCAACAGCATTATTGCAAGTGGATCAAATACGAATATAATAGTTAATATAATCCAGCGGACTGCATTGTCATAATATGACACAGCGTCATCGCCATAGATCATATCTGCAATATATTTGACAGGCCCAAGTTCTGCTTCTTGGTCTAGTTGCTGTCTTAATATAGGCATCTTTTGTTCGTTCAGTAATACAATGTCGTCTACTAAGATATCAATTTGAGCATTGATTTCGTTTCGTTCGGCTGTCTGAACTTTATTTACATAGTTACGATCTTTAGGTTGACTTGTCTGTAAGACATAATCCAAACTTTCTAATCGTCCTGTTAAATTATCTAATTGTAATTGTTTACCATCTAATCTTTTATCTACGATACTTGCTTCAAGCGAATACGAGTCGGAAGTTACCGAGGCGTCAATGTGAGCTTTACTGAGGTATCCGAAGATTCCCATGCTTGTTATCAGCATGAGCACGACAACTGCAATTGTAAAATATGCCCTTACGAGATTATTAATTCGATCCCATTCGTAATGTAACCATGCAGCTGATACGATTTTTCCAAACTCTAATACAGATGCCATAAAGGCGATACTGATTGCAGCGCCACTAAAGATTGTCATTAAACCGACAATACTAAAGTATGCAGCTGTTGCAGCAAGAGTAAGAGATGTTGTTAGTGTTAGCCATTTCATAATAATTATTTATTACTAAAGGGAATATTTCCAATTGACGTCAGAATGTTTTGCTTCGTCATCACGCACGTGTACAATCATATCACGTAAGGTTGCGTCTCTATTCATCTTATAATATTGTATTGCTAAGTCGGGTGCCTTTACATTTTCAATTACACCCTTGTCAATTAATTCTAAATAATTTGTGTAACTACGAACAGCTTCTTCTTCAAAATAATGTACCATGCGATGAGCAGTTTTTGGAAAGAATACGTACATAATAAAATAAAAATTCCAAAATATTGCTTGTGCTGCTAATATCAATAATCTTTCCAAAGCTGATGGTTTAGCAATCTCAATAAAGAACATGAGATGCATCCTTTCGTTTTCTGCTTCAGCTAATAGTTCTCTGATTTTAGGACCAAGTCCTGTTTCCATTTTTCGTAAACTTCTTAAATGGATCCACATACCTGCAACCATACCAGGTACTCCTGCAATAGTTTCAAGTACTACTGCTCTATGTCCATATCTCTCTACGAAAAATGTATCAGCAAAGAAACGAAAAAAGCTTGTCATTGAACGTGCTATTCTATCTTTCATTGAATTTTCTCGAATGTGTCTAGTAGAGCGTCTACTAGTTCGTACATCATTGTTGTTGTGTGTATTGGGGAAGGTGTAATCCTTAATCTTTCTGTACCAACATCTACTGTTGGATAGTTGATTGGTTGAATATAAATTCCGTGTTGGTTTAAAAGATAATCAGACATTGCTTTACAACGTTTTGAATCTCCAACCATTACAGGAATAATGTGAGTACAAGCTTCTGGATGTATTTCTAATCCAGCTTCAAGTAATAAGTCTTTAATAAGTTTACTATTGCGTTGATGTTTTTCGCGTTCTTTATTACTGTCCTGTAAGTAACGTATAGAGGCGATCGAGCCTGCACACATTACAGGAGATAATGAAGTCGTGAATATAAATCCAGATGCTACAGACCTAATAGCATCGAGGACAATACTATCACCAGCAATATAACCACCGTGGCCACCAAACGCCTTTCCAAGTGTTCCATTTATAATATCTACCCTATCTGATAATCCTAATTTTTCGCAATAACCTGCACCTGTATCTCCATATAAACCAACTGCATGAACTTCATCAATGTAGGTTATCGCATTGTATTTATCTGCTAAATCTACAATCTCTTTTATTGGTGCAATATCACCGTCCATACTATATACAGACTCAAATACAATACAAGGAGTTAATCCATCGTGTTGTGCTTTGTGTAATGCAGCCTCGAGTGCTTCCATATTATTATGTTCCCAAATAATTTTTTCTGCACGACTATGTTTGATTCCCATAATCAACGATGCATGATTTTTATTATCTGAAACAAAACAAATATTTGGAATGATACGGCTAAGAGCAATCATACTCCATTCATTTGCTACATAAGCTGAAGTAAATAATAAGCCTTTTTCTTTACTGTGAAGATTAGCAAGAACGCTTTCAAGTGTAACATGATAATGTGAGGTTCCACCAATATTACGAGTACCTCCACTACCTGAACCTGTTTTATCCAGAGCAGTTTGCATGGCATCAATAACATATTGATTTTGACCCATACCAAGGTAATCGTTGGAACACCAACTAATTATTGTTTTTGGACTATATTTAGAATACCATGTTGCACGAGGGAACTTACCGCGTTCTCTAACTATATCATTAAAGACACGATAGTTTCCCTCGTCCTTGAGTTTATCTAAAACATTTTGAAACGGTGTTACATCAATCATTATTTTTTGCTCAATTAAGCCGCGTACGCGTCGTCCCAATCTCCTGTCAAACCAGCAACTTCATATTCAGTTACACGATTTTCAAAGAAGTTTGT